AGGGCGCATCGATGGCAGTCAACAACGACCAAGCCGGGTCCACTACGACGGCCACAGGCGCTACGTCAGGGCTTCGTGGACTGAATATGTACCTTGATGGTGCTACGTCGGCATTTGGTACTTCTGGGACCGCTATCACCAACGGCATCCACACGATTGCAACCCAGACGGCAACGACTGCTGTTGCGTACGCTGACCTGACTGCTGCTGTAGGCAAGTTCCCGTCTCAATACTGGGCTCTGCCTGGGAATGCTTGGCACGTTCGCCCTGCGACGATCCAAGCTCTTCGTGACCTGAAGGACTTGCAGAACCTGCCGATCTTCTTGGAAGTCGGTGATGAGGACGGTGCTGCTGTAGGTCGAATGTTTGGTTTCCCGGTGATTCCAAATCCGTATCTGAGCGCTTCGTATCCTATCTATCTTGCTAACTGGCCTCGATTCTTGACCATCGGTGATGCTATGGAAATGAGCATTCAAATGATGGAACAGACGGCCCCAGGCTTTGTTACGATGTACGCGGAAAAGCGGATGGTGTCTACCGTTCGTGATCCGTTTGCAGGTGTGCGAGTCAAGGTATGACCATAGAAAACATCGTCATCGGTGCTCCCCGCAATCCGTTCAACTATGAAAAAGTTGAACAGATTTCCCGTGACGTTGTTACGCCTTGGCTTACTATTGAAGAGATCAGAGATCAAGTCAACCTGTACGGTGACACATCCCAGGATGATTACCTTTACGGTCTAGAGTTGGCTGTAAGGCAGTTCATTGAGGATTATCTTGGAATGTCGATCTTCCCGATTGGTTATCGGGTTTACTACAACGCCAGCAGTTTGTATGGTGTTCCTCTTGCTCTAGACTTGCCTGCGGTGAGTCAGAGCATGTACTCTAGTCAGTCTGGACTTAACGTAAGAGCAGTTAAGTATTGGAGCAGTTCTAACGTTCTGACTACGGTTGCCCCATCTGATTATTACTACGATCAAAGTGGAAACAAGGTCATTGTGAACAGTATTCCTACAGACTTCAGCACAATGAGGACAAGTCCTGTTTTGTGCGAGTACACAACGGTTTCCAATCCGCTGTCTACCTACCCGATCATCAAACAAGCAGGTCTGATGTTGTTGACCCACTGGTACAACACCAGATCAAATTCAACAGAGAAAATTTTGCGTGAGATTCCATTTGGATTTCACGCGATGATGCGGCCTTATAAGCCTCTTGTCCTATGATTACTAGGTTTGAATCCATCAGCATCAATACGCTTTCTTTTACCAAATCAGCGTTTGGTGAACAGGGTGTAACTCAGACTCTGTGGTTTACGACCAGAGCAAAAGTGCATGAGGTAAACAGTTCAATCAAGATTTCAGACAAGTATCGTGACTATCACGACATCACTGAGTTTGAGATTAACTACACTCCAAACGCAAGAACTATCGTTGAAGACCCAGGTAATTATTCCATTACCTACGATGGTAAAGCGTGGCGAATTGAAGACGCAAAGTCAGACAATAATCGGCAGCACGTAAAGCTCTTGTGCTTCCGCAATGATCCTCAAACGGCAGTCTGATGGCATCGCAAAAGAATCCGGTTGACTACGCTAAGGCGATTCAGGCTCACCTGACTAGCATTGTCACGCCGGTTCCTGTCTACTCTGCTTTCAACCGTAACTTTGCCTTAGAGCCTAAGTTCCTCACTTGGCAACTTAGGAATGTCCACCAAGAAGTGTATACAGGTGGAAACCAAGCAAACAAAGGTATAGATCGACCTGTCTTCCAAATCTCTATTTTCACTCAGGGAATGGAAGACGGTTTCACAATCAGTAACCAGATACTACAATCTTTGCATGGCTACACCGGAGTTTTCGGTGGGCCGACATATGGGTTTTGGATTGCCAAGGCGGATGTGTTTTGGCTCTACAATTCCTACGACGACAAAGAAAAGATGGCCCAGGTTTTCTTGGACTGCACACTAGACATCCCAACTTGAAAGGAAAATCATGGCTCTGCCAAATAAAGTTCTGCCTGGGTTTAGTGTGGCAATGTACGCACAACCTGGGGCTTCTCCGACGCCGTTGACCACTGCACAGCTTGCTCTGGTTGCAAGCGTCAGTCCTCTGGCTATTTCCGGTAACTTGATGAACGTCGAGGCAGTGCCTGCGTTCGGTCAAGACGATGCTTCTGCCAACTTCTCTGTTGCAGGTGCTCGACAGTCCGATAAGGTGCCTGTCCAGAGTGCTCCGACCTCGCTCACGATCACTGCCGCGTGGAATCCGACTGACTCGGTTTTGCTGTTGCTTCGTGCTGATGCGTACAACGGTACTGTTGACCGCACGTTCGTGATCTCTGCTACTGAAGGCGCAAACATCGTTTATTACGCCTTCAATGGCCGCGTGTCTCAGTGGCAGATCGATGCTCAACCGGGCGCAGAAGCCAAGGTTATGCTGACGATCCACCCGCGTGGCAACCAATTCGGTTGGTCTAACAACGTCTGAGGTAAATCATGGCACTCCCAAGTAAGGTTCTTCCTGGGTTTACCGCGACCCTATGGGCTCAAAGCGCGGCCACGCCGACCACGCTTTCAACTGCCAACCTGTCTGTCTGGACGGCGCAAGTTGCGGCGATTGTTGGCACTACTGCTGGCGGCACTGGTGCTAACGGTATGGCTATCGCTGTGGAGGCTATCCCAGCTTTTGGGCAAGATGATGCAGTAGTGAACTATTCGGTTGCTGGCGCACGGCAATCGGACAAGATTCCTGCACAAGCGGCCCCTACTAGCCTGACCATCACGGCAGCCTGGAACCCGGCTGACACCGCGTTGATCCAGATTCGCACTGACGCCTACTCTGGAACTGTGGATCGCACCTACGTTATTGCTGCTTACGACGGCACGAACGTGGTGGCCTATGCGTTCAACGGTCGGGCGGCGCAGTGGCAGATCGATGCCCAGCCTGGGGCAGAAGCGAAGGCCACGTTCACGATCCATCCTCGCGGCGGTCAGTTTGGCTGGAGCAACAACTAATGGATGAGATCATCGCTCAGATGGTCGAGTACAAGGGCGACCTCCGGGCGTTTGCTCGGGGGTTCCATGTAGACCAAGAGGAAGTTGAGTTAGCTTTGGAAGAGGCTGAACCCGACACTGCGGAATATATCTGTCTGCAAATCCTGAAACAATGACCACAATACAAAACACGAATGATCTGCTTGGCTTTTTAATTGCTCAAGCAGAGACAAGAAAAGATTGGTTTGGTTTCACTCAGCAAAGGCTTACCGCTGTGAGCCTTGCGCATGAGATTGCAAAGAACCACGCCAACACGATGAGCCCCGAGGAAGTGGTGGACTTCGCGGTTCGTGTCAACGATTCCATCTATCAACACATCATAAAGCCAAGATAATATGAAGCTCTCCCAAGCCTTTGGGGATACGTCATCCCTTCGCATCAAGTCGTTCGTCCTGGCGAACAAGACCTTCAAGGTTCGTGTTCCTCTATCTAAAGAGATGGAGGACATGCAAGCCAGGATTGAAGTAGTAGATGAGGCCAAGTTCCAAACCCGCTACGAGAAGGCTGTAAAGGGCCTACAAGGCGAGGAAAAGGACGGGGACGTATATGTGGATGGTCGGTCCACAAAAGAGCTTGTACGCACCGCTATGCAGGTCGAGAACCGCATTGTCGAGATGTTCCGGCTCTTGGTTCCCATCGAAGGAAATCTTGATGATCTGACCTATGAGCAGATTGAAGAGGAAATGCCCTTCACTGTTCAACTCGAGATGATCAAGGGCATTCAAGAGGCTATCCAGCCTTCCTACGGGGACTCCCGAAAAAACTCTTAAGGGACACTTACTCACAGGCTCGGGCTTACGTCTGGGCTCACGGTGGGTGTCCTGACAACATCCCAGCAGACGACATGCGGAACATCGAGATCATGCTGCATGACGGTTATCTGGGGAACAAGGCTATGCTGTTAGCCTTGAGTGGCTTTGCTACTGGGAACCTAAACGCTAAACTCCGACAAGGGAACAAAGCGTTTGAGATGAAGGATATTCTTCCTTCAACCCATGAGTACATTGTTCCTCCGTTGACGGAAGAGGAACAAAAGGTTGCCGTCAACAACAATCTGATTTCCTTCATGGCTCAGGCCCCAGGCGCGGAGAAGTTGTTTGG